TGTCATTACAGAGGCAACCTTGAAGCAAGAACTATTGCGAATGGGGATTACAAAAGCTGCAAAAGATGTGACAAATGCAGAAAAGGTACAAGCGAGAATGAATTTAATTCTTGCAGGTACAACAGATGCTCAAGGTGATGCATTAGCTACCGCAGATAGTTTTGCAAATAGGGTTAAAAAACTTAAATCAGAGTTTGACAAATTAACATTAGCAATTGGTCGAGAATTGATGCCAGTTGCTTTAGGGTTTGTGAATTTTCTTATTGAAGCAACCGATAATATAAATGATCTTTTGGTTGCTTTAAATTTGATCAATGATACGACAACAGCCACAGAAAAACTTGCAAAAGCAAGAGAACAATTAGCAAATTTAAAAACAACAAACGTAAATTTTTTAAACGAAGAAGCACAATTAAAAAATGAAATTGCATTATTAGAAAAACAGATCGAATTAAGAAATGCAAATATCATTCCCGAAAAACCATTAGATTTAGGAACCGTAACAGTAGGTGATCCTAACGCACTTACTGAAGATCAAGAAAAACTTCTCGCAAAAAATGCTGTAATGCGTGAAGAAATTAGATTGCAAAGGTTGCTCAATAAAGCAAGAGAAAGTGGTAACAAAGATCAAATAAGATTAGCGCAAAGAGAATTAGATGCACTACCACTTAGATTGAAATTAACTACTCTTACAGAAGATTTAACAGACGCAGAAAAAGCATATACTCAATTTAAGACACAATCAGGTGATGCTACCGCAGTTCTTATAGATACCAATGTAAAACAATCTGAAACATTGCAACAATTAAAAGATGATTATGATGAGTTAGGGAAAACAATAGAAGATATAAATCCATTACAAGACGAATTATTAAGCGCAACCCAAAGCCTTGCATCAGGTTTTTCTTCTGCTTTGGCTGATATGTTTATGTCAGGTAAATTAAATTTAAACTCTTTAATGGATGTTTTCAAAAGTTTTGTAAGGCAGATGATTGCAAAAGCCATTGAATTGTTTTTTGTAAATAGAATTTTAGGAACCATTTTTGGGTTACCAACAACAACTTTTGCCAGTGGTGCTACTGTGTTAGGTACAGTTCCAATTACAAGAGAGTCAGCAACTGGTGGTTCAGCATATGGCAGACAGGGAATGTTGGTTGGTGAAAGAGGTCCCGAACTTTTTGTTCCTCATTCAGCAGGTACAATTATGAATAGTAATAATACACGATCGTTAATGGGTGGTCGTGGTGAAGCAACGGTTGTTCAAAATATTAATGTCACAACGGGTATACAACAAACGGTCAGAAATGAAATCCGATCACTGATGCCAGAAATAGCTGCAAATGCTAAAAATGCAGTAATGGATACCAAAAGGCGTGGCGGTAATTTTGGAAGGGCATTTGCATAATGGCTATTTCTTATCCTTTGGCATTACCTACAGCGACAGGTATCAAATCAATAACATGGACAATGGTAAATTCAGTATCGTATTCTGAAAGCCCATTTACCTTTGCCGGTCAAGTTCATGCTTATAATGGTGAACGATGGGAAGCAGATATTACCTTGCCAAAAATGAAACGCGCTAATGCAGAACAATGGATTGCTTTTCTTGCAAGCTTGCGTGGACGGTATGGAACATTTTTGTTAAATGATCCTGATGCAATTAGTCCAAGAGGCACAGCTACGGCTGCAACAATAAGTGGTGCGGCAGGTGATAGGACGGTTTCAGCTACAGTAGCAAATGGACAAACATTATTGGCAGGGGATTACATACAACTTGGAACAGGAAGTGATAGCACCTTACATAAGGTCGTACTGGACTTCACAGGCACAGGTAGTGCATCAAACCTTGAAATATTCCCTGCACTTAGGAAAACACGCTCAAGTGTATCAGCCGACCTTACAAGCGCGTCAGGCTTGTTTAGATTAGTAAGCAATGAAACATCTTGGAACGCAGATGATGTAAGCACTTATGGAATTTCATTCGGAGCGGTTGAGGTTGTATGAGTCGATCAATAAATGCAAATATTGTTTCAGCATTAGCAAATCCTGAGATTGAACCATTTTATGCGGTTAAAATGGAATTCCAAACATCTACAATTTTTCTGTGGACAGGATACGGTGATAAAACCATCAATGGCGAATCCTATATTGGGTCAGGTAATTTGCTTTCAATTGATGGGCTAGAAGAAGCCAGCGATCTTTCAGCATCAGGTACAAATATTGTTCTTAACGGCATTGATAGTACAATTCTTACATATGCTTTGACTGAAGATTATCAGGGAAGGGAAGTTTATATATATTGGGGTGTTGGGGGTGTTTCTGAGGTTGTAGAAGTTTTTAGCGGCTACATGGATCAAATGATTATTACAGATAAGGGGGAAACATCTACAATAAAACTTTCAGTGGAAAGTAAATTAATTATTTTAGAAAGAGCAAATATAAGAAGATATACAGAGGGAAGCCATTCATCCGTTATTGCAACAGAAGGATATTCAAACACAAACGATAGTTTTTTTAGATGGGTAGCTAAATTACAAGATGTGCAGGTAGCTTGGGGCAGAGAAACGGAATCAAGCGATGAAACATCCTAATCTAGATTTGTTAAATAAATATATTGCAGAAGTAAAAAACAAACCGTTTCAGTGGTTTCAGCATGATTGTCTTACATTCACAAATAATGCTTTTAAAAAAATGTATGGTAAAGGATGGGCTGATGATTGGCTTTCAAAATATCATAAAGATGGTGAGCCATTTAAAAGAGATAAGCTTAGAAAGATATTTAATGCACAAACAATTGAAGATGCAATTGATCAAAAATTGCAGAGAATTAGTTGCGTACCGCCAAAAGGGTCTTTGGTTCTAACAGATCAAGCAAGATATTGGGTTATCGGAAAGGCAATGGGTATATCTGTTGGTAATGATGCAATATTTGTTTCCGATCATGGTCTTAATGCAATGCCTATAGAATATATTACAGATGCTTGGATAAACCCATGAAATATCAACTTGGAGATTTTACTGTAAAATATTGGAATGATTGGGATAGAGTTCCACGTTCTCCCACTCAAATCGGCTTTGCTGTCTTAGGTCAACTTGGAATTATGGCGAGTACAACAGTTGCATTTTTTGTAGGTATTGCAACAGTTGCTGCAGTTGCTTGGATAGCAAAATCTTTGATGCCTAAATTTGATGCTGATTCTTTTGGATCAAGTAGCGGTCTTATGACAAATACAAGAAATGCTACTGCGCCTCAAGAAATTGTATATGGTACAATTAGAAAAGGCGGCATAATAACATATCTTGAGTCAAATGGAAGTACTAATGAATATTTGCATCAAATAATTTGTTTAGCAGGTCATGAAGTCAATTCTATTGGTAACATTTATATAAATGATGAAGTTGTAACGCTTGACACAGATGGAAATGTAACAACATCAAAGTGGCAAGATAATGATGGTAATTCTACTATCTTGATTAAAAAATTTACTGGTGCAGCAAATCAGAATGTTTACACTACATTAAATGCTCTTTCCAATGGTCCTAGTTGGACAAACGGTGCGAGTGGCGATGACACAAACTTTCGTGGTCAGGGAATTGCTTGTATCTATGTTAGGCTAAAATATAATCAAGATGTATTTCATCAAGGCGTTCCATTATTTACAGCATTGATAGAAGGTAAGAAAGTTCTTGATCCTAGAACATCTTCAACTGCTTTTTCTGCAAATGCAGCATTATGTATAAGAGATTATCTAACATCAAAATATGGATTAAATAATGCCACAGCTATCAACGATACGGTTTTCTCTACTGCTGCAAATACTTGTGATGAAAATGTTTCTCTTAGCGGTGGTGGGAACGAAAAAAGATATGAAATAAATGGTGTGCTTTCATTAGATAGACAACCAAAAGACATTTTGGGTGATATGGTTGCTGCTTGTGCAGGTACACTCTTTTGGGGTCAAGGCGAATGGCAGCTTGTTGTGGGAGAATATACAACGCCTGTCAAAACATTGACGCTTTCAGATTTTAGAAGCGATATTACTATTTCTACAAAACACTCAAGACGAGATAATTTTAATATAGTTCGCGGAATGTTTAATGATATTAACGCAGATTATATAAGATCAGATTATCCAGAAATTAAAAGTTCAACATTTATTGCTGATGATGCAGGGGTAGAAAACGCATTAGATTTTGGCTTGCCTCTTACCACATCAAGCTCAATGGCGCAAAGATTAGCAAAGCTAACTTTATTTAGATCAAGAGAGCAAATGACTGTTACGGCTGATTTTAGTTTATCAGCATTAGAAATACAGGTGGGTGATATTATTGGCATAACAAACGCTAGATACGGATGGAGTGCCAAAGATTTTGAAGTAATCGGATGGAAGTTAAGAAATGATAGGGATGGTGGTGAATTAAAAGTTGCTTTGACCTTACGTGAAACATCATCCGCAGCATTTTCATGGTCGGCAGAAGAAGCAGAATTAAAAGCAAACGATAGTTCTTTAACTGATTTACGCGCAGGTCTTAGCCCTTCAAATGTTACTGTTACAGATATAGGAACAGTACAAAATGACGGATCATTTGTTACACAAGCAAGGGTATCGTGGACTGCGGCTGCAAGTGAAATGATTAATCACTATGAAGTTCAATGGAAAAAAGTAAGTGATAGTAATTATTTTAGCACTGAAGTAGCAAAAGAATTGACTGCGGTCAATATAGGTCCATTAGAAAGCGGTCAACAATATAATATAAGAGTAAGGGCTGTCTCCGTAAAAGGAAACAAGGGATCATTTGTTGCTGCATCTGCACACACAGTAGGCGGTGATACAACTGCACCTTCGCCTATTACATCATTAACAGCCACAGGTGGAGCAAAGCAAATAACATTAGATTGGACTGCTCCAACAACACAAGTTGGTGGCGGAACACTGTATGATTTAAAGGGATATAAAATCTATCGCGCTACAAGCAATTCACAACCTACAGACCCAATAGCTTTTGCACTGGCAGATAAATTTACAGACACAGCTTTGGCGGTGAATACGCAATATTATTATTGGGTTGAAGCGGTAGATTTCTCAGGCAATGAGAGCACAGCGGTTTCCGCAAATGCTACAACAGATGCAGCAAGTAGTGGAGTAGATACCGATACAAGTGTTTATTCGGGGATTTTATATTATACGACACTGCAAGCAACTGCACCATCTGCACCAACGAATAATACTGGAACATTTAGTGTTACTAACAAATCATTTAGCACACCTCCCACAGGATGGTCACATAGTCAAACAACGGTAAGTAATACAAGTTTTTCAGAAAAAGAATGGACTGTTCCTTATACTGTAGAGGTAAATGTAAGCGGTACAGTACTTAGTATAACTTATGGTGAAACTAATGGTGCTTTCCAAATTACTGATACGATTGAAAGCTCTAACTTTGTAACTGGTTCAAGCGGTGCAGGGTGGAGAATAAAAGAAGATGGAACGGCAGAGTTTAGCGCGGCAGCTATAAGAGATACTTTAACAGTTGGTCAAATTCCTGATTTATCTGGCACTTATGCAACAAACTCTGCATTGTCAGGATATGCAACAACTTCACAGTTAAATAGTAAATCAACAGTTTATTATCAAAGTTCACAACCAAGCGGATCATCTGGTGACTTGTGGTTCAATACCTCTACTGGTAAGTATTTTCATCATAACGGTAGCGGTTTCGTGCAAGCGTCTATTGCGGCAGAAAGTGCTGTTGTTGCTACTATTTTTTCTGGAAATATAAATGCAAGTCAGATTACGGCAGGTACTATTCAAGCGGATCGTTTTATCGGTGCAGGTATAGCTAAAATCAGTTCATCAGATGTAAATTATTACTATGGTGGCAGTTCACAGATATATAACACAACCGTAGCTTCTGTAACGCTATCAGGCATTACAAGTGGTTCGGCTGTTATAGTTGGATTTTCGGGAAGAATAGAAAAAACTTCTGGTACAAATAACAATCCATATCAAGCAAGAGTTACTTTGACTGTAGGAGGTACAACCCATGCCTTATTTGGTGGTACAAGTAGTGTGCCTGACGGAACAAACCTAACACACTTAAAAGGTATAAATTCAAGCGGAACGTCTCAATCAGTTTCAATAGTCGTTTCTTATGCACGTAGGTTTCAAATAAGTGGAAGTGTTTTTGCAATGTCGGTAATCCAATGAGTTATTTTGTTTATTTAAATGATGGTGGTTGGCTTGTTTCTAAGTTTGCAACAGAAACAGAAGCGGATAATCTAGTTGCTGCAAATGATGATGGTGTCATGTCAAAGATAGCTGCACCAAGCGATCACGACACAGTAAATTATTTAAATTATATTGACGGAAAGTTTATTGCAGAAACGCAAGCAGATATTGATGCGGAAAACCTAATAGATTTCAGAATTGAAAGAAATAAACTTTTAACAGATAGTGATTGGACTCAACTGCCAGACAATCCTTTATCAGATAGCAAAAAAACAGAATGGCAGACATATCGTCAAATTTTACGCGATATGCCATCACAGGAGGGTTTTGATCCTCTGAATCCAACGTATCCTACTGAACCAACTTAGGACTTCTATTATATGAAGAAATGTTGTAAGGTGCGAGTGCATATGCAATTTGAAACGGAGATTTAAATTATGGCAACTATAGCTGATAGAGTGTTTGATAACGGTCTGACCGTTTTAGACACAGAAGCAAATAAAATAGTGGTGACCTCTCAAGAGGCTACAACCTACGCAGAAGCAAACGCAACCTACGCACTAGGAAATTCTACATCACTTTCTATTGGCGCACCTGCGGATAGATCAGGCGGTGGTCGAGAAGTAACTGCGGCTGCAATTACAGATGGAAGCATTACTGGAACAGGGACGGTTACGCATTATGCAATCGTAGATACAAGCAATAGCAGATTGCTAGTAACAGGATCACTTTCTGCTTCGCAATCAGTAACTTCTGGCAACACCTTCAGTCTTGCTTCTTTTACAGTTGGTATTCCAGACCCATCATAGGTTTTTTAAATGGTTCATCATAATCTAAGTGCCGTTTCAGATGAACACGGTAAAAAAATTGCTGAAAAAGATTTTTCGGTTGAGTTGAAAGAAAAGAAGAAAAAAACCGAAGAAGATGATGTGAAAGACGAAAGCAAGTAAAGATGGTAAAATTTGCAGATCGGGTCAAGGTAGCTACTTCAACAACAGGAACAGGAACAGTTACTCTTGGGTCTGCTGAAAGTGGCTATCAAACATTTGCCGATGGCGGTATTTCCAATGGGGATACCGTCCGTTACGTTATTGAAGAAGGTACGGCTTGGGAGATAGGTCAAGGTACTTATACTCATAGCGGAACTACACTTACTAGAACGCTCAGTAGTAGCTCAACAGGATCGCTTCTTAACTTGGGTGGTTCAGCCTATGTGTTTATCAGTCCAAGCGCGGCTGATTTAACTTTATCAGGAGCAGCGCATAATTTTACAGCATTTACAGCGACATCAGGACAAACTTCATTCAGTGTAAATTACACAGTGGGTAATATTTTGGTGTTTATGAATGGTGCAAAATTAGATGCAGGTTCATTTACAGCTACAAATGGAACTGCGGTTGTGCTTGGTTCTGGTGCTTCAACTGGTGATATTGTAGAAGTTGTAGAGTATGGAGGTGCATCTGCGAACTATTCTACTACAGAATTCACAGCAACATCAGGACAGACTGCATTTTCTGGCAGTTACAATATTAATAAATCAGCCGTGTATTTAAATGGCATCTTATTGTTACCCACGACTGATTATTCAATCTCAACTAGCGTAGTTACGTTAGTTTCTGGCGCAAGTACTGGCGACATTTTACAAGTGCAACAATACGCGATTTAGGAAAAAGTCATGAGTATAAACAGAAATTTAGCAAGCTTTGCGCCAAAAATAAATTCATCTGGTCAAGCCGCAGTTGCAAATATAACTGTGACAGTTGTGAGTTCTGGAGGCAACAAGTATGCAATGGACGGAACGGCTCAACAAACTGTTTCGCTTTCTAAGGGTATTACATACAGATTTGATAATTCTGATAGTTCAAATAGTGGACATCCATTAGCTTTCTCTACAACATCAAATGGAACTCATGGCGGTGGTTCTGCATTTACAACAGGCATTACAACAGTTGGAACGGCAGGATCAACAGGTGCTTATGTCGAGGTAACATTAGAACAGGATGCACCAGACCATTTGTATTATTATTGCACGAATCATAGCGGCATGGGAGGTCTTGCAAAAACTGCTCCTGTTGGTGATGCTAACTTTGCAAGTTTTGCAAGTGCTTTTACTTTCCCTACGTCTGATGGAAGTGCTTCACAGGTTTTACAGACGGATGGGTCAGGAACTATTTCATTCGGCACACCTGCCGCAAGTTATGGGAATAGTGATGTAGACAGCCATTTAAATTTTAGCACCGCAACAAGTGGTCAAGTTCTCAGCTATAACGGTTCTGATTATGCTTGGATAAGCAATGCAGGTTATTCAGACAGTGATGTAAATACTCACTTAAATGTAAGTAGTGCAAGTTCAAGCCAAATATTAAGTTGGAATGGATCAGATTATGCTTGGGTAGATGACCAAAGTGGATCAGGCGGTATTGCAAGCGTAGCGGCAGATACGACTCCTCAGTTGGGAGGTGACCTTGATGTTAATGGCAACAGTATTGTTTCAACATCTAACGGAAATATTGCGATTACGCCAAATGGAACAGGTAAAATTATTCTAGATGGTTTATCATTTCCTACGGCAGATGGAAGTGCCAATCAGGTGCTTAAAACGGATGGGTCAGGAAATTTAAGTTTTGCTGATGATACCGCAGGGGGTTCTGGTGGATCAACAACAGCAACGGTAAGTGGCACGCTTTCTGATGGTAGTCTTGTCATTATAAATGCTGATGGAACAGTAAGTTCTATTGGTACTGTGTCAGTCAGTGCATCGACAGGTACTGAAGCAACTTATTCATCTTCTTCTGTTGATTATTCAAACGTTGTTTATGACCCTAATACTGGAAAAGTGGTTGTTGCTTATAAGGATACTGGTGATAATAACCAAGGTAAGGCGGTTGTAGGGACAGTTTCGGGTTCGACTATTACATTTGGAACTGCAGTAGAATTTGCAGCCTCAGTAGACTGGATAGACATCGTTTATGAGGAAAATGCTCAAAAAGTCGTTATTAGCTATAAAGATTTAGGAAATAATTATTGTTCTGCAATTGTAGGAACGGTATCAAGCAATAGTATCAGTTTTGGCGCAGAAACAAATTTTGGAAATACGTGTCATCAAACACGGATTGCTTATGATGCGAATGCTCAAAAAGTTGTTGTATTTTACAGAAGAGCATCAGACAGTCATGGTTATGCGGCTGTGGGAACGATTAGCGGTACATCAATCAGTTTTGGTAGTTCAACAGTTGTTCAAGCTGATTATACTGGTTATTTTGCAATTGGATATGATAAAGGCGCACAAAAAATTGTTGCAGCTTATCAAGATTATAATGATGTGAACGCTGGTAGACCCAGTTATATAAGGGTCGGAACAATTTCTGGAACAAGTATTAGTTTTGAGACTGCCGTCCAGCTTGGCAGTTCTGGTTCTAATTTCTCTATTGGCTATGATGACGATGCTAATAAATTAGTTGTTTTTTATGTCCGTAATTTTACCACACGAGCGCGTGTTGTATCAATCAGCGGAACAACGGCAACGTTAGGAACTGAAGCCGATACTGGTATATGGGAATCTGGTTCTCGCGGTGGAGACGTTACCTATGATAGCAATGCACAAAAATTGGTTTTTGCTGCATATGATAATGGATCAAATTATTTAGAATATGTAAATGGTACGATAAGCGGTACAGATATTACCTTTAGTTCAGTTGTCGCATTAACTGATCATTCCATTAGTCACCCTTCAGTTGCTTATGCAGGTGGTTCATTGGTTACAGTATTCACAGATATAGCTAATAGTTACACTGGTGATTATATTGTTTTCAATAATGCCTTTAGTGTAACAGGTACATTGACCGCTGAAAATTTTATAGGTATTTCGGATGCTGCATATTCAAACGGTGCAACGGCTACAATTCAAACCTCAGGGTCAGTTGATGATGCACAATCAGGATTAACGGCAGGGCAATCATACTTTGTTCAAAGCGATGGAACACTTGCTCTTACGCCTGATACGATTTCAGTGCTTGCAGGTACGGCACTTTCTGCAACTACACTTCTTATAAGTCCAGATAGTGATGCAATTGCAGGTCAGTTAGAACCTGTAAATACGCACACACAGACGTTAAGCTCTGATAAAACAATATTGACAACTAATAATGGTTTTTCAGTAGGACCTTTGACAATTGCAAGCGGTGTTACTTTAACAATTGGATCAGGAGCAAGATACGTTGTAGTCTAATGAGTGAATTAAAAGTAGATACAGTTGTAAATTTAGCAGGGACAGGTAAGCCTAATTTTCAAAATGGGGTTACTATCAATGGTGCAGCACCTTCTACGCTAAACCTTAATGAATATACTGAGAGTGCCTCAGAACCTAGCAGTCCAAGCAATGGTGCTTTGTGGTGGGATACTGCAAATGAGAAAACTTTTATCTATGCAGAGGGTGAGTGGAAAGAAACCATCGGGATTGCTGCAAGTATTTCTTGGGGTGGTGATAGGGGTGTAATATTTAGAAACCAAACGACAAATAAAGAAATAGATTACGTTGATATTACTACAACTGGTAATGCGTCTGATTTCGGTGATCAAACTGTTGCCAGAGCGTTCTCATTGGCGGCAGCATCAGATGGTACATATGGGTTAACGGCAGGTGGATCAAATTGGGTAAGTGACGATTATCAAGATTCCATAGAATATGTGACTATTGCGACAACAGGCAACGGTACAGATTTTGGTGATTTAAACAATGGTGGTGGTAATTCGTGTGGCGCTTTAGGTGACGGTACTCTAGTTTTATTTACAAGAGGTTTTGATACAAACACGCCCACAAATGATATTATGTATGTAACGGCTGCTACACCTGCAAATTCTCAGGATTTTGGTGATTTATCAAGAATATGTCAACAAGTGGCAGGGTGTAGTAATGGAACAAGAGGATTATGGGGTGGTGGCAGTACAGGAACAAGTGGTAGTTATGATAACATCATTGAATATGTAACTACTGCAACTACTGGTAACGTAACTGATTTCGGTGACCTAACAGTTGCAAGGAGAGGATTGGCGTCTGCTTCGGATGCAACCTATGGAGTGTGGATTGGTGGCACAACAGGTTCAAACTCTAATGTAATAGATTTTGTAACAATGGATACAACTGGCAACGCTACAGATTTTGGGGATGATCAAGTAGCAAGATTATATGTCGGTGCAACAAGTAACGGAACAAGAGCAATTATTGCAGGTGGAAATCAAAGTACAAACGAAATTTCATATATCACAATTGCTACAACTGGTGATGCAACAGACTTTGGAGATTTAAATTGGACTGCAACGATGGGAGCGCCATGTGCTTCTGGTGCAGCTTCTTAGGAGAAAATTATGTCAGAAATAAAAGTTGATACAATTGTAGATGCGGCAGGGACAGGGAAACCAGATTTCTCCAATGGCGTCACAATTAATGGCGCAGCACTTTCTACCTTAAATCTAGGTGAATATAACGCAAGTTCTAGTGAACCAAGTTCTCCTGAGAATGGTTCTATCTGGTGGGATACCACAAACGAAAAGATATTTATTTATATTGCAGGTGAGTGGAAGGAAACTATCGGGATTGCAGCGGCATCATGGTATGGAGATAGAGGTATTATTGCAGGTGGCACATCATTGCCAACTTATAATAGTACAAATACAATTCAATTTTTTGATATTAGTAGTTTGGGCAACGCTTCTGATTTTGGTGATTTGACTAGAAGTAACGCAAATATTGGTTCTGTTTCTGACGGAAGTAGATTTGTTCATGCAGGTGGAGAGTCTGGGCAAAATGTTATAGACTATGGCGCTTTTGCAACAACAGGAAACTCAACTGATTTTGGTGATCTAACACTTGGTCGACAAGCTTGTCATGGCGCATCAGATGGTACAACTGGAATATTTATGGGTGGTTGGCAAAATTCAGTTTCTCCTACTGGTAATAGCAATGTTATTGACTCAATAACTATTCAGACAACTGGTAATGCAAGTGATCATGGAGATTTAACGGTAGCAAAACAAATTGCAGGGAACGCATCAAATGGTACAAACGGATTTTTAGGTGGTGGTGAACCTACCACAAATGGTATTGATCAAGTTTCAATAGGAACAGCCGCTAACGCTACAGACTTTGGTGACCTTACAGTATCACGTTCCTCATTGTCAGCTTGTGCTGATCCTACAAGAGCAGTTTTTTGTGGGGGCTATGCAAGTGCAAGCTCAAATGTCATGGATTACATTACAATGGCAAGCGCAGGTAATGCTACTGATTTTGGCGATATGAGTAGTAGTGCTTATAATATTTCGGGTACAGCGAATGCAACAAGAGGTGTCATTTCGGGATTAGCTAATGGTGCTTCCTATGACGATAACCAAATGGAATATATAACCATACAAACCACAGGAAACGCAGCAGATTTTGGTGATATGACTATAAATGCTTATGCAACTGGCGCAACATCAGGCTCACCGTCTTAGGAGAATAGAATGTCAGAATTTTCAACAAGAAAAATAACAGATCGTGCAGGGACAGGCGCACCAAGTTTCACATACGGTTTAAATTCTGGAGGCTCCGATAGTGGTTTAATTGGCAAGGCATACACTTCATCAGGAACAGAACCGTCTTCCCCTGCAAACGGTGATCTTTGGTACGATAGCACCAATGATAAATTGTATTATTATGTAGCAGGTGAGTTTAAGCAGATTACTCATTCAAATGCAGTGCCACCCTATTATGGTGCAAGGGCTTTTTCTTATGCAGGTGCAAATGGAGCAGGTGATACACAAATAGAATATTTCGCTGTAAATATCAGCGCAAATGCTCAAGACTTTGGTGATCTTACGGTTGCAAGAGGACAAGTATCAGGGTGTTCAAATGGCACTCGAGTTTGTATGGCAGGTGGATATAATTATGCAGGTGGCTATAGAGATGATACGATAGACTATATCACTTGTGCCACAACAGGGAACGCAATTGATTTTGGAAACCTTACGGCTGGAACTAGTGGTCTCGGTGGGTCTGGTATTGGTGATGGAACCTATGGTTTTGTCTTAGGTGGTTATCAAACCGCAAGAGTAAGTGAAATTCAGAGATGGACAATGGCAACTACTGGTGATGCCGCAGATCATGGCGATTTAACCAGATCAGAAACTTATGTTTCTGCGGCAGGTGACGGCACTAATGCATTAGGTGTAGGCGGTAATACTTCTGCTAGTCCATCAAGAACGAATACAATAGATACGTTTGTCATGGCAACAGGAGGTACTGCTACTGACTTTGGAGATTTAACGGTTGCTCGAATGGGTATTGGTTGCGGATATGATCCGACAAGAGCAGTATTTGTTAGCGGTAGTTCTAATAGTGGTGAAGTAAATACTATGGATTATGTTACAATGGCATCGGCAGGTAATGCAACGGATTTTGGAGACCTTACTTCTACAATGAATTATGTAAATGCTGCATCTGATATGACAAGGGCTGCTCTTTATAATGGTACTGGTTTGGGTGTGAATGTTCATACAATAATTATTCAAACCACAGGCAACGCTACAGACACAGGGTACGATATTATTACAAACCAACAAAACGGTGGTCAGGGTGTTTCTGGTAACGCTTCTTAGGAAAATAAAATGAGTGATGCAGAATTTGAAAAGATAACCAACAGTGCAGGTTCTGGCGCACCTAATTTTACTTATGGCTTAAATAGCGGTGGGTCGGATAGCGGTCTTGCAGGTTTTGCATACACGGCAAGCGGTACTGAACCAAGTTCCCCTGCAAGTGGGGATGTCTGGTTTGATACGGCAAATGACAAATATTACACTTATATCAACGGAGAATTTAAGCAGCTTACTCATGTAAATCCAGTCACTACTGCTTATTATGGTGATCGTGGGATTATATGGGGTGGCTATGTTGGCGGCAGTTTAAATAATCGCATTGAATATTTTGACATTACAACGACAGGAGATACTGCGGATTTTGGCGATCTTATAACAAACAGACGCGGC